GATCACCATCGCGGTTACGTGCCTCAGCAGCGACAGGAACAAAAGCGACACTTAGAGCAACCAAACTTACGACAACAGATTTAATCATAAACTTTCTCCTTCTATTATTCCATTCTACCCTAAAACCTAACAAAAGTCAAGCCCTTATTTACGATATCTTGTCATAGATCCATCATGATGAGCAAGATACGCCTCAAACTCTACATCTGGATATTCGGTTTTTAACCCAACCAACATGTCAAGATTTGAGGTCGCATCATCAAACAAACGAACACGAGCATACTTACCTGTGTCGAGATACTGTTTAATGAAAATCTTTTTTCCAGCAGCAGAGTTTGGTGCATTTAGATTACCAGCACGATGCACATGGATGTCATCAATATCAATACCCTGCTTACGGAAAGTATCTAGAAACATGTCACGATCGTCAAAGTCAGCACGAGCAGTGATAACAATCATCTTGCTACCCTTTGCCTTTACGTTCTTATGAATCGCGATTAGTTTATTGATCGCTTTTGCGATAGGTTCAGAAGTGTCGCGGAAATGTTTAGCATCGCGAAACTCTCGGAAGTCAAAGGACTCACCAGCACCCAACTTGTAGGTGTTAAACTCTTGATTAGATAACTTACGGGAGACTTCTCCGCCCTTCATCACATAGATGAGTGCTTTTGTGTTGAAGAGGGTCTCGTCAATATCCCAAATGGTCAGACCAGCACCCTCTTTACGCTCAAAAATATAATCTTTAAAATTTATCATACAATCAGTATACCTGCTTTTTTAGAAAAAGTCAAGCCTATTTATTCGTTTACTGATTTTTTTCTTGTGCGTTTTGGGGGTGGAGTTTCCTTGACAACGATTTCCTCGTCTGGTTCTTGAGCAGCAATGCGATTCGCTAATCGTTTCCCGACTTCATCTGCATCTAACCAGATGTCCTTGTTATCAAGCATAGACTTAATTTCATCTGGTGTCAAAAAGTCCTTGTAGAAATAATCAAACAGTTTTTCTGACCAAGACCTGAAGTGAGTGATTTGGTCATACATCTCACCACCCTTACCGATTGTTCCGCTGGAATAGTTATGGAACATGAACATGGTATGGTCAGAGAGTTCGAACCTATCTGCTGACAGGAATATCAAAGTAGCAGCACTCATACAAATACCCTCGACCGAACATACGATAGTGGCATTTGATTCCTGAATCGCACGAACCAGTTGCAAGGCAGAGAACAAGTCACCACCTTCGCTGTTAATACGAATGTAAATTATATCAGTTTCACCTGCTGCTCGCAGAATCTGAAACCATTCAACGTAATCTTCTGCAGGTTTAATTTCACCACAGAGATAAAATGTTACAGCAGTTGCTACTGGTTGCTGAAAGAATTTTGCTCTGGGAAAATAGGGTAGATCAGGATCATTCATAGTGTCGCGTGATCGCGGTGATTTTGTCAATTTGTGCATCAATAATTGGTATCCTGTTTGGCCAATGAATATACTCCTTCTCAGGATTCTTCATCAGGTTGTAAAGTAGGGGAAGAATTAGATCTTCAACTTGTTTTAGTTTCTCTGTGACTTCCATTTCGACGAGTCGTTTATGTTCAGAGATCATTGTTGACTGGTCTGCAGTTAAAATGCGAGACTCGATGTCGTAGAGTTTTGCCATGATCTCATCTTTAAGACCGCTGGTATCTACATCTTCTTGGGGATTATATGGTTCTCGAACGTGAACCACGGTTTCGGTTGGATCTTCAAATGTGAATCCAAAATCATAAGTTTTGTTTGACATATTTCTTCAGATACTTTCTTGCTCGTTTGTTTAAAGACTTGAGTGCCATGTCGAGTTTCAACTGCGATACGTGATCAGAAAAGTTTAATCCTTCCATGTGATCAAACTCATGCTGGGCGATTCTTGCAGGAAGACCCGCAAAAGTTTCAACCACATATTCTCCAGTAACATTCTGATATGAGAGAGTCACTTCCTTGGGACGCTTAACCGACAACCACAATCCAGGATAAGATAGACATCCTTCCTTGGCGAGTTCTGTTTCCTTAGAGACAGAAATTACATGGGGATTAAAAACATTCTTACGATTGGTATCGTCAGATCCCATCACAAAAACTTTAGAGTCAATACCAACTTGATTGGCAGAAAGTCCAAGTCCTCGTAACCGCCGAGATTCTTCCCACAATGTATCGGCAAGTTCCTGTGCGTTCTGGGTTTCAAAGTCAAAGATTTCTGGAACCTTGCGCAGAGCAGGGTCTGTAAATTTAATTAATTCCACGGTTCATCCTATGCTTTTGTAATCACAAGTAGATTATTGTCATCTTGTAACTCATCATTTATATACAAGAAATAATCTAACTCCTTGACTTTCTCTTTCAGAATATCAATGTATTCAGGAATAATATCCTCGACAATCAAGTAACCTCCCGATTTAACTCTCGGAAGATAGTTATCTATGAAAAATAATATGTCAAGTAACATGTGCGAACCATCGTCAATAGCAACATCAAGATCATATGGAATCATGTCCATAACTTTTGGAGAATAAGCATCTCCGATAATGCAGAAGATATCTTTAAATTGATTTTCTGGTTTGTCAAACTGTTTACTAGAATTAATGTCAAGACCAATTACTTTGGCATTCGTAAAATAATCATTCCAAAGAATCAACGATGACCCCTGTTTAATACCAACCTCTAGGATTGTTTTCGCTGTTTCTTTTATGCCCAAGAAATATTTATCGTAGACTGCAGGAACGTAATCATGCTTCTCAGAAAATTTGTCACTAATATATCTGTAAGGATCCGATTTATATAGTTGTGAGACTAACATTATTATACCACCATTTCACTGTAATTATTTTTCTTTTCAAACTTAATCAGACTACGGAACTTGTCGAACAGTTGATCACCCTTGTGACTGATGACAAACACATTAGTATCTTCCCCGACAGTATCTAACAGTGCCATAACATAATCGGTGCCATTATTATCTAGAGAGGAATCAAATACCTCATCGAGTATAAGCAGATTAGTTGCTACGCTGTTCTTCATCTTAGCAATAGTTCTCCAGGTAAACAGGAGCGCCAGATCGATACGTTGCTTTTCGCCTTCTGAGAAGGATGCGTAACTAAAGTCGTCGCGATGCCGTGATTTAATTGTTTCATCAAACTTTTCATCCAGATTAAACTGCACAAAGAAGTCCATTGCTTGTAGATATTTATTCACCAACTTATTGATAACTGGAAGATACTGCCGAATAATCTTAGTCTTAATACCAGTGTCTTTGAGCAGCGTCGAGACAACTTCCATGTAATGCTTTTCTTCATTAAGTCTTGCCTTCTCCTCGTTCTGTGTCAGAACTTCCTTAGCATATGACTTGAGTTTTGTTTTTTCTTCATCAATATCTGCAGTCTTGGTAGCGATGTCATTGAGTTCTAAATTGAGTGCTTGAATCAGACGCTGTTGAACAATAATTTCGTTGTTGTTCGCAATAATCTCTGCGCTCAATCCAGAAATTTGTTCGGAAAGAGTCTCATTTTCCGAGATAAGTTCTCCAAGTTTCGTAAATTCTTCTTGGAGTTTCTCCATTCCTGAAGAAAGTTCTTGCATTTTCTCTTGTCGGGATGATACGATGGTTTCTTTATGATCGTGAGCAATGCCTTGCTGGCACGTCGGACATTCGTCTGTCTCATTGTAGAACGAAACCTCCTTTTTGAGATCTCGGAGTTGGGTGGAAAATTTGGTTTTAAAAGATTCGAGTTTCTTTTGTTTTGCACTGAGATCTCCAAGTGCTGCCTTGGCAGATTCGTGCGTAATCTTTTTGCCTTCGAGTACTCCAATAAGATTCTGAAAACTGGCGATGGATAGTTCGCCTTCTTCGATTCGAGATTGTATCTCATCCGATCGTTTCTCCTTGTTCGTCTCAAGAGTGTCTACATACTCTTTTTGTAGAGTCGCTTTCTGTTTCAAAATTTCTAGGCGACTATCTGCACCAGTCAACTTATCTTTGATTTCAATAATCTTGTCTTTCAATACACTATTCATCGTAGTGAAGATCTGAATGTCAAGAATGTCTTCAATAATTTCCCGACGAGTAAACGCAGGAAGTTGCATGAATGGTGTAAAAGATGCGCTTCCTAGAATAACAATCTGGGTGAACGACTTATAATTCATCTTCAGAATTGATTCTTCGAGATACTTCTGGTAGTCTCGAGCAGCAGCGTCTTGATTGAGAAGTTCGCCATCTGCATAAATCTCAAAGAGATTCGGACGAATACCTCGCACAATCTTATATGACTTGCGACCAGTTTGAAATTCAATTTCGACCAGCAAGTTCTTCTTGTTAATTGAGTTGATCAACTGTGGTTTGTTGATGTTACGAAACGGTTTATTAAACAGCGCAAAGCAAAGCGCATCGAGCATAGTCGATTTACCACCACCATTCTCGCCAACGATTAGGGTGCTAGGTGAACGGTCCAATTTAATTTCTGTAAACTGGTTGCCCGTCGACAACATATTTTTCCATCGAATAGTATTAAAATTAATCATACAGTAACGTTCTGTGCCTCAACATAGAGAGTTTGTAGAATAGATTTGATTCTAGTCTTTTCTAGGTCAGTGGAAATAGTATCGACGAAATCTGACAGAACAGTCATAGTATCCTCGACATTAAATTCTTCTTCACCTATTGCTTCAGTTTCAAACTCAGAGAAGTCTTCAATAATCTTTAGTTCGAGAAGATTGCAGTCATAGAGTTTATCTACAAAACGGTCAAACTTATAGAAGTCAGTTTTCTTAACAACAACTAATCGAACGCAACATCCAACAAGTGCACTAACATCAAGCAAACTAGGATCATCAGTAGTGTCGTCATAATAGATTTTATGGAAGATGCGATTTGGATTCTCAAAGAATTCTACCTCATTTGTTTCCGTATCATATAAGTGATACCCTCTAGGGTCATTATAATCAGACCAAGTAAACTCATAGGTATTGCCAAGATACAGAATGTTACCAGTCCGACTGCGATGGTGAAAATGACCAGAACAAACGAGAGGAAATCTATCAAAATGTTTTGTATCCATTCCATGGTCATTCGTATGCCCACGATACATTTGGAAACCTGCAAATTCAAAGTGTCCAAATACGGCTTGTGCATTTGAGGCATTAACAATCTCCATAGTTTGGTCATAGTTACCCGAACAAATCCAAGGAACTAGTAGTAGGTTTTTACCATCAACGATAATATCTTCTGTCTCAGAATAGGTAATTACGTTAGGATATTCGCGCAGCAACAAATCAAGTGCATTGACTTCGTTGGTGTTCTTAAAGAAAGTGTCGTGGTTTCCTGCGATCATATGAACGTCGATGCCAAGTTCGACAGTTCGATCGAAGAAATACTCACGACACTTCTTCAGTGTATTAAAATTAATATATTTCCGACGATCAAAGACGTCACCAAGATGGATGATTGTCTTAATCTGTTCACGCTCAAGGTGAGGAAAGAAAACTTCTGTATAGAATTTATTAAAGAAGTTATCAAACGGAATTGAATCCGATCTTGCCCCGAAGTGGGTGTCGGTAATTAATGCAATTTTCATACAGTGCGAATCGCTACCTTGATGTCTCGATAAAATTGATCGAGGATTTCGCGCACCTTTGCCTTTTCAGAAGGTGATGCGCCTGTGATAGAAATATAGATGTTGCTGTTGATAGAAGTTTC